GGACCCGTTCGCGCAGGAACCGGACGGGTCGGACGCCGAATGGGCGTTCCTCATCAACGACATGCCGTGGGACGCCTACAAGCGGCGGTATCCGAAGAGCCAGATGGCGTCGTTCAGCGAGGGCGAGCTGTCGGCGCTCGGAACCGACACGCTGCACTGGGTCTCGGGGGACGAGGGGGCCGGCCGGGCGGTACGGGTGGCGGAATATTACCGGCTCGAGACAAACCACCGGCGTCGAGTGCTCCTCGACGACGGGTCGGACAGCTACGACGATGATATCCCGACGGGGCGAACGGTACGGGAGGGCGAAGACGCCCGCGGTGCCGGGGAAACCATTAAGACGTTGTATTGGTCGGTAATCAACGCCGTGGAGGAGCTCGAGCCGGCTCAGGAGCAAAACGGCCAATATATCCCGATTATTCCCGTGATCGGGCGAGAGCTCATCCCATTTGAGAGCGAACGTCGCTGGGTCGGGCTCATCGAGCCAAATAAAGACGCCGTCCGATTGTTAAATTACAGCGCGAGCAGTGCGGTCGAGATGGCGAGCCTGGAAACCAAAGCGCCCTACACGATGGTGGAGGGCCAGGAGGAGGGGCACGAGCAGGAATGGCAGCTCGCCAACGTCAGGAACTTCCCCTACTTGCGCTACCGGAACGTCAGCTTAAACGGGACGCCGGCGCCACCACCACAACGCACGCAGGTCGATACGTCCCGACTGGGGCCGTCCATGCTGCTATTGCAGCAGGCGCGAGAGTTTATTCACCAGGGGACGGGGGCGTTCGAGAGCGCCCTTGGGCAGCAGTCGTCGAATGCGAAGTCCGGACGCGCCGTGCTGGCGCTCCAGCAGCAGCACCAAGCGGGCTCGAGCCATTTCATCGACAACCTGGCTGAAATCAGCATGACGTATGAGGCGCGAGTTATCCTCGACCTTATCCCGCATATTTACGACCGGCCTGGCCGTGTCGCTCGGATTCTCGATGCCGAGGACAACCCGAAGACGGTCATGTTGAACCAGCCGTTCACCATGAACCCCCAAACGAAGCGCCCGCAGGCGGCGCCGCCGCCGGGACCTCCGCAGATGGGGCCCCCGCAGGGGCCGCCACAGATGGGACCGCCGCCGCCGATGCCGCCGCCCCCACCAGGCATGGCGCCCCCGGAAATGCCGCCGGGCATGGCCCCGCCAGGTATGCCTGGCATGCCAGGTCCGGGCGGACCCCAGCCGGCGCCGCCAGGGGAGGCCCCAAAACACTTCGATCTCCGGAAGGGTCGTTATGGCGTGACGGTCAGTATCGGGAAGAGCTACAAGTCGCGCTCTGAAGAGGGCGCGGACGAGCTTGGGCAGTTGTTCCAGGCGCAGCCGCAGCTCTTCCAGATCCTCGGGGACATCTACCTGAAGTTCAGGGACTTCCCCGGACACCTCGAGGCCGCGGCCAGGGTCAAGAAGCTCTTGCCGCAACCGCTCCAGGAGGAGACGGGGCAGCCGAGCCCGGAGCAGCTCCAGCAACAGTTGCAGCAGGCGGGTGAAATGGTGGAGAAGCTGACGCAGGCGCTCGACCAGAAGACACAAGAAGCCGCAGCGAAACTGCCCGAGCTCCAGATGGACGCGCAGCGTGCCGCGGCTGACCGAGAGGCCAAATTGCAGATCGAGCGGATGAAGAACGAAACGCAACTCGCCGTCGCGACCATGAAGATTCAATCGGATGAAGCCGCCGCGATCTTCGCCGTCGAGGTCGGACGTGTCGGGACCGACTCGAGGCATCGCTTCGACGCGATCAAGCAGGCGTCAGACCAGCACCATCAACAGCAGTTGGCGATGCAGGGGGCGATGGCCCAGCAGGAACAAGCGGAACGGGCCGCGGTGCCGCCCCCAGGGGCGCCCCCAATAGGCGGGCCGCCCCTGTCGCCTGAGGCCATGGGCGGAATGGTGCCCCCTAACCCTGCCGCGCCGGGCGCTCTGCCGGCCGACCCAGGGGGAGGGGTGGCCCCCGCGGGCCCGCTGCCGGTGCCGCCATTGCCGCCAGAGGGGGTGTGATGCCGGGACAGTTGACCAAGCAAGAAACGCTCGGAAACCTCCTGCGCGACCGGAAGCGCCCAGGCGGCTCAAACGCCGGGAGATACCCTGGCGTGCAGTCGTTCGCGGGGCCCTCGGGCGGCGCGCCGAAGGGCACGTTCCCCATCAATACACGCAAACGTGCCGTGTCGGCGCTCGCCTTAGCGCACAACGCCCCTCGCCCGGCAGGGATTCGCCGCGCCGTCAAAGCACGGTATCCGAGCCTGTAGATGCCTCCGCAGAAGCCTCCGCGCTTAACAGCCTATGAGAAGGGCCTCCTCCGGTCCTACCTAGACGGCCCGGACGCGCTCTCCGAGGAGGACCGAGCCGAAGGGAAAGCGCTCATGGAATCCTTGCGGCTCCCGATACCGACCGCCGGTGCAAGGGCGCGCACGCTCCGGCCGGTGCCTAGGCCGAGCCTGCGAGCGGGGCGGCCAGATGCATCACTCGGAGGCAGGGCGGCGCCGCTCGCGCCTTTACGCGACCCACCCCCCCCGCCGTCGCCGTGGGGCTCATTTGTATTGCCGTCCCCGCCTGAAGCCTCTGCCCCGACCGCTGCCCAGCGTGCCGCCCATGAGGCCCGCGCCAGAGAGACGCAGGCGCAATGGGGACCGATACGGCGTGGGATAGACTTTTTGGGGGGGCATGTCCCTGAGTTTTTGGGCGGGGCGCTCTGGGGTGACCCGACTGATCCGGACGCGTCTCGGGCTAACCTCCTGGGGCAGATGCTGACGGCTGGGGTTCCATTCGCTGCCGGGCTGAAGGGCCTAGTGTCTCGCGTTGCTAGACCCATCAGGGCCTACCACGGCAGCCCGCATGACTTCCCTGCGGAGCCAGGGGCACCCCTGGGCCGGTTCAGGTCAGAAAACATCGGCACAGGTGAGGGGGCGCAAGCCTACGGGCACGGGTTGTACTTTGCGGAGAATCAGGGGACGGCGAGATCATATCAGGGGATGAATGAGGGTCGGCGTTATCAAGTCGGAGATAGGGAGCTGGTGTCGTCTGCGGGTGGAACGACGAGGGCGATGAATCAGTCCCAAGCCGAGATAATCGCAGCGGACGCACTCGACGAGGCGTTCAATGCCCAGTCTACGTCTCCAGCGCAATTCGCCGCGAACAGGTTACGCGATGCGAGGCGGAGGTACCCTGAGCAAGCGGCGGATATAGATGAGGCGACGGGAATCATCGCTCAATGGCAGGAGTCGGGCCTATCGTCTAACCCGTCAGGCCGCATGTACGAGGTCAACATCCACGCCAACCCTGACGACTTCCTCGACTGGGACGCGCCCCTGAGTCAGCAGAGCGAGCGGGTGCAAGGAGCAGTGCGTAATTTGTGGACGAAAAAGGGCGGCACCTTAGAGGGTCGCGAGTTCCCGCCATTCGTGGCGTCCTCTAGCGGGGATACGGGGGACAACATCCACGCCGCAATAGCTACGTCGTACTCGCCGGTTGGTGACAACAGGACCGCGCAAGCGGTGGCAGCGCAGGCGTTACGCGGTGAGGGCATCCCCGGCATCAAGTATCTGGATCAAGGCTCACGTGGGAGGCATAACGTTGTTTTGAGGATGCCTGGAAAGGCTGATCAGTATTCGGCCACGGAGTTCCCGTCTGTACCGGCCGCGAACGAATACGCTGCAACTAAGAGGGCGGAAGGTTTTGAGGCTGAGATCATGGAGGGGACCAGCAACTGGGTGGTCTTCGATGACTCGTTAATAGAAGTATTGAAAGTGTCAGGCGTAGCGCTCCCGGTGATTGAGGGGTTACGCCAGCAGGCTGCACAGAACGACGGCGCGGTGGACATTACGGGGGTGCTATGACCCGCGATACCTGCCGATTCCGGCATCGCCCCTACGGCCCCCGATCTAGGTGAGGAGGACTAAATGGCTCGTAAACTCACAGCAACCGTCCGTACAGCTCGCACCAAACCCGGCGGCAGCAATGTCGGGAAACTACACCGGCGTGAAAACCGACAAGATGTGTGATAATAACAGCGCATGAATTAAACAACTGACGATCTCACTCGGGCGCGACTAATTACCGCGCCGACAACCGCTGCCCCCAGCGGGTGAGACGACAAGGGGACGCACGACGAGGGGACGTGTTTCTGGCTTCGGCCATGAGACCCGTCCCTTTTGTTATGTTGTCCCCCCGTTTGAGAGGCACATGGACACAGACGCAGGACAGGTTACGGACGGCGATATCACGATTGACAGCAATCACGAGACGGCCGATCAGATCCAGCTCGCGTTCGCAGACGATGCGGTAGACGTCCCGCCTGAGGCAGACGCGGCGGACCAGGAAGCCGTTGACACGGCGGCGCCTGTCGCGCCTCCTGTCAAAGCCAAGCGTCGAAGCGACCCGACCGAAGCCGTCAAGTCGGCCGTCGCGAAACAACGTGAAGCCGAACGCCGAGCCGACGCCGCTGAGGCGCGTGCACAGGCGCTAGTGCAGCCAATCACGACTGAACCCACGCCTGGCGGCGGCGACTGGGCGAGATTTAAGAAGATCCCCGGCGTGCCGACGGTCGATCAGTTCGACGCCTATGAGGATTATTCGATGGCGATGTCGGCCTTTGTGGCCGACGTGCGACATCACGAGCGCGATGCCGAGCGATCTTCGGCGTATCAAGCGCACCAGCACCAGCAGGCGCAGGACACACAGACGGCGCAATGGAACGGGCGATTGGACGAAGCACGAGGGCAGGACCCAGACTTCGACGCCGCGCTGAACCCCGACACGCCGATGTCCCTCCCGATGCAACATCTCACGATGGACAGCCCGCAAGGGATACAGATCCTCCAGTATCTCTCCGCGAATCCAGAAGAATCTCAGCGGATCTCCACGCTGCACCCTGCCGAAGCATACAGGGCAATGGGGAAACTGGAAGCCCGACTCGAAGCTGCTCCCCCGCGTGCCTCAGCTCGAGTCGTCAGTAACGCGAAGCCCCCGATTAGGCCGCTCGGGACGTCGCCCCATGCAAATGATGCGTTCGAGATCACGGACGACCTGTCGTTCGACGAGCATTTTCGTCGAGCGAACGCGGAAGATCGTGCGCTTGGACGGCTTTAACCGAAGGATATAACTAGTGGCAAATACTCTTGCTACCCCGTCCTGGACGACGAAGGAAGTGGCGCGAGGCTTTATTAACAAGCTCGTGTTCCTCGCGAACGTCAACAGGACCTACGATTCGCAGTATGAAATTGCCGGCGCGAAAGTCGGCAACACGGTCAATGCGCGTCTCCCGCAGCGGTTTACCGTCACGGATGGACAGGCGTTGCAACTTCAGAACCTCTACGACCAGACCGTCCCGATTTCCTTGACGAATCAAAAAAATGTGGCCTTTGGCTATTCGAGCCAGCAGGCGACGACCGAGCTCGACAATATTCGTGCACGGTATGTCAATCCAGGGTCCGAGGCGCTCGCGAATGCGGCGGAAGTGCTGGCATTTGATGCGGTCTATCGGGATATTTACTCGTCTGTCGGCACTCCGGGAACGACACCCAGCACGACGCTGACATATCTCCAGGCCGGCGTGAAGTTGACCGACCTCTCGACCCCGCTGCGGGGCCGCGTGGCGGTGCTTGACCCGCTGGCGATGAGCACGCTGGCGAATACGACCAGTTCGCTCTTCAACCCGACCGCCGTCATTGCTGAGAATTACGAAGAGGGCATGTTCGGGCGGAAGCAGTTGGGCGTCGATAAGTGGTTGCAGGACCCGGTGCGCCCGACGCATACGACCGGCACTTACACGGCGAGCACCCCGCTGATTAACGGCGCGAGTCAGACCGGTAGCACCATTGCGACAAACGGTTGGGCGAGCGGCGCAGCGACGCTGAACAAGGGTGACATTGTCACCATTGCCGGCGTTAATTCCGTAAACCCGCTGTCGTACTCGTCCACGGGACGGTTGCAGCAGTTTGTCATCACGGCGACGACCTCGGATGCGTCGGGCGTCATGGCGACCCTGCCGATC